TTGCTCTTCAACAAATGGGGAGAAGAAGACGTGCGGAATACGATGATGGGGTACCAAGAATTAAGATACCTTCACCATCACCAAATACGTAATTTTAAAGGAGAACAATTATGGCTATTACAACTAACGCAATTTGCAATTCATTCAAAAAGCAATTGATGGGTGGTGAGCATGATTTCGATAGTGGTGGAGATACATTTAATTTAGCAATGTATGACTCTTCTGCAGCTATCGGTGCATCAACTACTAACTATTCATCAACTTCTGAAGTATCTTCACCGGCAGGTTACACTGCAGGTGGTAAAGCTTTAGTCAACCAAGGTGTTAAGGTATCGTCTGGTGTCGCTATTACTAGCTTCGCTAACTTATCTTTTACTGGTGTTACACTAACAGCTGCAGGTGCTTTAATTTACAACACAACAACTGATGGTGGTACAGGTACTACTGAAGCGGTTGCTGTATTAGATTTCGGTGGAGACAAGACTGCAACATCTGGAACATTTACAATCCAGTTCCCTGCATTCACAACTTCTGCTGCGATTTTAAGAATTGCGTAATTAAGGAACTAAAATGATATGGCTACTTGGGGACAACAAACATGGGGTTTCGAGAACTGGGGTACACTCGGTGATCAAACTTTATCCCTAAGTAGCACAAATCTTTCTGCCTCTTTTTCAATAGGAGCTGTTACTACTGATGCCGAATTACAGGTCGGTTGGGGCGGTGATACATGGGGTGAAAACACTTGGGGCGACTTATCAGGAGCCTTTGCAAATCCAACAGGAATTCAAGCTACATTCTCAATAGGAACTCTTACATTTGTAGGTGATGCCAATGTGGATGTAACTGGAATTTCTTTAACTTCATCTGTTGGTGAAGCTACAAGAAGAATTGATGTAGATGTATCTGTTACAGGAGAACAATTAAATTTAGCAATTGGTGAAGAAGTAATTGAAATTGGTGTTAATGTAACAGGATCTCAAGCTACAGCTTCTGCAGGCCAAACAACTATTGATCCAACATACTTAATTGGTGCTGGATGGGGTAGAGATACTTTTGGAAACTTAGGTTGGGGTGTTAACTATTCTGTAATACCAGCTGAAGGAACTGGTATTGAATTAACAGCTTCTTTAGGAGATGCACTTGCAATTACTGATATTGAAGTAACTATAACTGCACCGGATGCATTACAAATCACATATGCAAATCCTTCGTTCTCAATTCAAATCGACCAAGATATATTTGTACTAGCTACTGAAGATCAGTTAGATGCTGAAATTGGAACTATTGCAGATATCACAGGTACAGCTACTGTAGATGTAACAGGTATTGAATTAACAAGTAATATTGGTCAAGTAATAGCTGGTACAAGACAAGATGTACCGGTCACTGGAACAGAGGCTACAATGTCTCTTGGAACTATTGCTTTAGAGCAATCTACAAATGAACCTGCTACAGGACAAGAGCTTACAACTAGTATTGGACAAGTAGAGGAAATACCTGCTCAAATAGTAGGTGTTTCTGGTATACAATTAACAGCTAATGTTGGCTCTGTAACAGTAGTTGGTACTTCTGTTGTAGATGTTACAGGCATAGAGTTGACTTCTAGTGTGGGTAGCCTTAATATCACTTCATGGCAAGAGGTCAATCCTGGAGTTACTAATGTATGGACAGAGGTTGATTTAGCTGCATGATTAAGGTAAAATTATAATTATTTAGGAGAAATTTTTTATGGCATCTAGTTATTCAACAGATCTAAAACTCGAATTGATGGTCACTGGCGAAAACGCTGGGCAATGGGGTAATAAAACAAATGAAAATTTAAAACTTATTCAACAAGCAATTGCAGGTTATGAAGCAGTAGCTTTATCAGATGGTGGAACAGTTACTCTTGCAATGGACGATGCTGCATTATCAAATGCAAGAAACATGGTTCTAAAATTTACAGGAACTTTAACAACTGCATCAACTGTAACTATTCCAGATGGAATTGAAAAATTTTACATTATTGATTTATCTGCTGTAACAGGTGTAACAAATTTAACAATCAAAACTGTAAGTGGAACAGGTTTTACTGCAGGTGAAGCTGCAATCGTTGCTGCTTATTCCGATGGAACAAATTTAAATGAAATTGCATTAAACACTTTAGGTGGAACAATTGCACAAGCACAAATTGATGATGCTGCAATTTCTACTGCAAAACTTTCTGACAATGCAGTGACTACTGCAAAAATTTCAAATGCAAACGTAACTACAGCCAAAATTGCTGACAACGCAATTACCTCAGACAAGATTAGTGCATTACAAGTTACTCAAGCTAAAATAGCAAACGATGCTGTTGGTCCAGATCAACTTTCAAACACTGCTGTAACTCCTGGTTCATACACTACTGCAGATATTACTGTTGATGCTCAGGGTAGAATTACAGCGGCTGCTTCAGGAGCAGCAGGTGGTACTGCAGCTCCAAACTTTCCAAAACTTATAGCTAAAGGACCCGGAAGTGGTACTCTTACTGCTAACAACAGTGCTACTAAATTAGGAATTTATTTAACTGGTGGCGGAGGTGGTGCAGGTGGCCCTGAACCTGTTACTGGAGCTTCAGGAGGTCAAGGTGGTTCAGGAGGAACTGGATTTATTCTTCATCCAATCACAACACCATTTTCACAACCTTACTCATTAGGCACTGGAGGAAATCCAGGAAATATAACAGGAGGTAACTTTGGAAATGCTGGTAATTCAGGATCTGGTTCAACTTTAGGAGGTGTAGGAACTGCTAATGGCGGCGGCGGTGGCGGCGGTGGAAGATTTGGTCCAGGAAGCACTGGAAGTGCTGGTACTAGTCCAGCTGCTACACACCCTTATACTGGAAATGGTATGAATGATACCTTTGAAGCAGGAAAAGGTGGTAATTATCCAAGTCCAGGTGAACCAGGAAGTATAGTAGTTTACGAGGAGTTTTAAAATATGGCATATTTTATTTTTACTAAAGATTTACCAGATATTCAAAACACTATTTGTCATATAGCAGAAGATCAATCTGCTTTAAATAATTTAAATATTACACAATCTGAATTTAAAATTATTCAAGATTCACAAGAAAATTTTAATGCTGTTAAATTAGGTACTAAACATCCTGTAAGCTATGCTAGTAATGATACTATAACATACGCAGATACTACAACTGTTTTTGCTAATAAAAAAATTTTAGACCGACATATTGAAATGTTTAAAAAATCTATAAAAGATTTTCTAGATAACAACACTAATCATCCGTTATATAATCAATGGAGTAGTTATTATCTTCAACTAGATGATTTAGATACAAACTCTATTACATATCCATTAAACAAATCGCTTGAACAACATTTTAGTGATGAAGGGCAAACTTCATTAAACTCTTTACAAATACCATAAAAATATTTATTAAAATGGTATGTTTGATAAAAAGATAGAGTTTAGTGCTCATGAAGATTATTTTTCATTAAAAGAAGATTATCCAGTTCCAATAAAATTAAATATTCCAGAATGGTATAAAAAACTAAAACATACTTTAGCAAATCCAACTATCAAAGGGTGCATGCCTTTTTTAGATACTTTAACCACTGGTTATCTTTTAAAGATGCCTCAAGATTTTGAGATACGACACAATGTAGATAACACAAATAAAGAAGGGAAAAAATTTAAAGATTCTTTTCAAGCTTTTGGTCTATCCATGTTTAGAAATAAACTCTCAGAAAAATCTATTAATTTAAATGCAGGAACAGACATACATAGTACTTCTCAAGTACAAGGTTCTCCTTTTTTAGAAAAAAATAAAAATCTACCTTTTTATAAAATACTAAACCCATGGAAAATAAAAACACCAAAAGGTTATTCGTGTTTATTTTTACCTCCATTAAATAATTCTGATGATAGGTTTTCTATTATTCCAGGTATTGTCGATACTGATGTATTTAATTTAGAAATAAATTTTCCTATAGTTATTAATGGTGATAAGTATCCTGTGTTAGAAACAATGATTAAAAAAGGTACTCCATATGTTCAGGTTATTCCATTTAAAAGAGATAATTGGAAAATGTCTTTAAAACCAAGAAAACAAAGTGAAATAGAAAAATCAGGTATGTCTTATGGACTTAAACTTTTTAATAAATACAAAGATAAATATTGGAGTAAAAAGTCTTGGAAATAAAAAATTTTATAAAAGTTTACGATCAAGCACTTCCTTGGGAAATTATATCTAATTTAATTCGTTTTGCAAATATTTCTGAATTTGAACAAACAAAAATAGGAGGGGGAGGAGAAAGTAAAATTGATTTCAATATAAGAAGAGTTTATTCATTACCTCTGTCAAACTTAAGTAAGTCTGTTTCCAATGTACATTGGTTTAATTTATTAGGATTTTTTTTCAAAAAAAATATAATCCAATATGTAAATGATTTAAATATTAAAGAGTATAACCATAGAAGTATAAATGATATTGAAATTTTAAAATATGAAAATACAGGTTTCTATACTTGGCATGTAGATCATTTTGCAGCTTGTCCCAGAACAACAAGCTGTATTTTATTATTGAACAATGATTATGAGGGTGGTAATCTTTGTTTTAGAAATCCAGATGGATCTGGAGAATGGGAAATAGAGGTTAAACCAAATAGAATGATTGTTTGGCCAAGTAATTTTTTATATCCACATACAGTTAAACCTATAACAAAAGGAATACGATATTCAGTTGTAGCCTGGGCATTATAAAACATGAACTTAAATATAATAGATAATTTTTATTCTTCAAATGATTTTCAATACATGATGAATGCAGCTCTATTAAATTCTTATAAACCTTTTTGTCAACCTAATAACAAATTTTTCTTTAAAAGAACAGATGCTTATGCTTGTTTTGAAACTAAAGAATTTACAGAAAACGACATTACTAATAATATTTTTCAAAAAACTTTTAGAGAAAAAACAAATTTAAAAATAAAAAGAGTGTTATCTCTTTTTAGAAAAATAAATTCAAAAGAATTAACTAAAGTTTTTAAATATGGAATGCCTCCTCATCAAGACGATAAAAAATGGAATATTGCAGGAGTAGTTTATTATAACACTTTTGGTTTAGATGATGGAACAGGTTTGTTTCCTGGTTACGATAAAGATAGTTTTCAAATTGAACCTGATATAATAATAGGAGCTAAACCAAATAGATGTGTTTTTTATGATTCACAAATATGGCACAGACCTTTACAAGATAAAAATACAGAAACTAGAATAGTTCAACCCTTTTTTATTACACTGGAATAATATGAAAAATATAAAAGATTTTAAATATAAATTAATTAAAAATTTTATTTCTCAAGAAGAAACAGAGTTATTGACTGGTTATTGTAGAATAAAACATAGAGTAAATGTTGATTCTTTTGACTTTAAACAAAATAAAAACGGTGATACTCACTTTTATGGAGATCCTTTAATGGAATCTTTAATGGTAAAAAAATTAAAATTAATGCAAAAAGAAACAGGATTAGAGTTATTACCTACTTATGCTTATTGGAGAATGTACACAGTCAATGCTGATTTAGAAAAACACCTCGATAGACCTTCTTGTGAAGTTAGTGTTACAGTCATGCTTGGCTCCGATGGCACACCATGGCCTATTTATATGAATGATACAGAAATAAACATGAATCCAGGAGATGCTGTAATATATTTAGGGTGTGAAATAGAGCATTGGAGAGAAGAATTTAAAGGAGATTGGCATGCTCAAACCTTTTTGCATTATGTAGATAAAAATGGTATAAATAAGGATTGGTTTAAAGATAAAAGATTATTTTATGGTACACAAAAATGAAATTTAAACAATATGATAACGGTTCTTGTGATATAGAATTTTCTTGGAAAGAAAGATTAATTTTATTTACAAAGGGGAAACTTCATTTATCCGATGAAGGTTTAAAACATTTTGGAAACTATCTTGTAAAGATAGTATCAGATTGGCACTTAAAATTTAATGACGATATCGCTAAGAAAAAAACTTATGAAAATACCAAAATAGAAGGTAAATAATAACGTTATAAAAAAATTTAGATTAAAATAGTAGCACTATTACAAATTAATCAAATATAAGGTATAATGC